AGTATTACCTTCTGGTAATAATGTAAAAGTTAAAGTTGATCCAACTGTACATGCTTCTTGTGAAGTATCTGTTTCGTCAAAATGACATTCGATAGTTCCACTAAATGAAGTTCTACCTGCTAAAAAAGTTTTAGCACTATCTGATAAAGATGTATCTTCAACTACATCTCCTGTTGTTTCTAAAGTGAACGAAGTAACTTCTCCAGTAACATCAGATCCTGTCTTTACTACGCCCTCTTTTCCGTGATGAGTAGCCATAATTATTCTCCTTTAATTCTTCTTGTTGTATGGTTTCTTTAGTAGTCTTATATCCAAGTTTTTCATAATGAGCAAGATTATTTTCATTAATTGTTATCTCGTCAGTTCCTTTATACATTTTAATATCTTTAGCCATAATAACCTTTATAAATTATTTATTCATCTTCTTCAAGTTCATCTTCTTCTGATAAATCTTCATCTAAATTTTCTTCAATCATATCTGGGTTTTCTTCAAGTTCTTCTAAAATATCTCTTAGTTCAACACAAAGCGTAGAAACTTCATCAGCTTTTTTTTCTAGCTTATCTATTTTTTTATGTAATTTATCAAAAATATTCATTATGCAGTTCCTGATTGATGTTCATAAATTACTCTTACAACCATTGTAATAGCACCATAAGGAAATAACTCTCCAGCATCAGTTTCTATTTCAACGACTTCTGTATCTAAAGCATTACCATTTCTAGTAATATCTTCTTCAAGTTTATTTTCAATAGCCTCAGCTAATTCATTTCTTGATGTATCAATATTTGATTCTGCGCCTTTTGTATATCCTGTAATAAGAAACTCAAGAGTATTAATTCTAGTCTTACCACCACTACCTAGTTCTTGGTCTTCTTTTGTTTCTAATTGTGTCTGAATTAAAACTGCTGGGTATTGCTGTTCAGATAGTTCATCTAGTGGAAAAGGCTGTCTTGTTGCCTTTTTAATAGTTGGACTACTGATTGCTTGAATCGTAGTTAATATGTTGTTTGCTATATCTTCTCTTACACTCATAATCCTAAACCTTTAATTTGTTTTTGTACAAATTTATCAAAGTTCTTTTGTATAACTCTTTCTAGCTTTTTATCAAAGCCAAAAAATCTTCTTACAGGTAACTTTCCAGCACCTGTTTGATGATACATTGCTTTTTCTGCTTCATGGTTACTTCTGAAATAAACTTGCGCTTTTCTTCTTGATACTATTTTTGAATCAATGCTTTGTAACATTTGATTAGTATCTTGTAGATCAACTCTGGTTTTGTTTTTTAAATTTGAATAAGCTTCTGAATATGGTTTAAATCTTTTTCTTCTAAAGTCTAAACCAGAAGATGTTCTTCTAATTATTACTTCTTTTAAATTAACTCCAGCCTGTTCTAATCCTCTTGTAACTATTCTTGGAAATTTATTAATAAACTTAGCATATCTTAACTGAACATTTTTAATGTTGCTTTTAATTCTAATGTCTGAAGCCATTATCTAATCAATCTACCGTAACCGTGTAAATTTTCTCTTTCTGCAACACTTATAGCACCACTATCATCAGCGTCATATTCAACACCATCTTCTAATATTTTTTGAAACTCTATATTATATTGGCTGTTATAATGTTCAACCATTCTTTCAAATCTATCTTTATCTGCTTCTGGTCTAAATTTAGTTAATGCTGGAAAAAAAAATTTAGATAAAAATAAATAAACTCCAGCACGTTTAAATTGATCTAAATTAACTTTATCCGCTTCTAGTTCTACTGTATTTAAAACTGTTATATCTGTATAAACATTTGTTTTATAAGTTTGCCACCATCTAATTCTTAAATCTCTTAAAATATCGTTTGTTGTTTCTGTAATCCAAGTTGTTACTTTTGAATCTCCTGAAGCTATACCAAAATCAAAAGCATCTGGCTGATAAGCTGTTACGTCAGAAGTTGTAATTACATTTAGCCCAGTAAAATTCGTCATAATAAAATCTCCTAATTGTTAGCGGGGGAAATACCGCTAGGCAAGATCCCCCACTAAAGAACACTAATTAAAGTGCCGCGTCAGTTGTTATTTGACAACCAAAGTCATCTTTAACAACGCCTGTACCATAAGTTACAGTTCCTACGATTTCAGTTGCTCTTAAAGAAGCATCTCTCTGAGTTTCAATTTTGAAATCAGATTTCATCGCAAGACCTAATGCTTGAGGATGGAATACACCACCAACTGCATCATCGTATTGGTCAGCCGCAATGTTTGCGTTTTCGAAAAGATCAATTCCGAATACTGTACCAACGTAACCATTTCTTAAAGTTTCGTTAGCAATATCACTTAATGCATTTGCACCAGTTGAGTAACCAGCATTAGTTAATGATTTTTTCAAGTTGAACATAGCTTTAGGAGAGAACACACCATAGTAAGGTCTTGGAATGTTCAATGCTCTTAAAGTTGCTTCAGCTTTTAAAAGTAGATCAGCAGTTAATTCAGTTGCTGCCGCACCAAGATCGTTTCCTGTTGCAAAAGAACTAAATAGACCTGCTAAATCAGCATCAACTTTTTTTGCAATAGCTTCACCGAAAAGTTTTCCGATGTCAGCCGCTACATCTCTTGAAGCTGTATCTCTACCTAAATCTGTAAGCGTAGTCATTACACCTACTTCACTCGCAGTAATAGTAGCTTCAGTTGGGTTGATAGCTGTGTTTGATAAATCAGATGCTTCAGATACTGCAGATGCACTGATATTTGGGTATACTGGAACAGCAACTTGTTTGCCTTGACCAGTAATATTATAAGTCGTAACTAACGGTCTCATAACAGAAGTTTCTTGGAAGTTAAAAATCGCTTCTTGAATAATTTCTGTATATAGTTCCGATAGCGTTGACGATGTTGTTTCGTTAGCCATTTTAATTACCTATATGTTAGTTGTTAATTGTTAATTTAGGATTTAGTTTAAAACCGCTTCTAGCTTTACGCATTTCTGCATAAACTTTTCTATCCGCAGGATTATTTAAATCCAAGTCGCCAATATTTCTTGGTTTTTGGCTATTACCACCGATAGCACTCTGGCTTCCTGAACCAGACAGTGACCCTTGACGGAAGTGTGGGTTGCTATCTAAAAACTCCTTAACTCTTTCTTCAATCGTTAAAGCTTGTCCTTTGTCGTTATATCTTACATTTCCATTTTGATCAAGAACTTCTGGTCTACCATCATCAGCTAATTGGATTTCTGATTTTAGCAAAGCAACAACTTGATCTGGGTTAACCGCTCTACTTGAAGAAGCAACAGAAAGTATTGATTTATCAATCTTTTCCATTTGCATTTGTTGTTTGAAGCTAGAAAGTTCTTTTTCTTTTTCAGCTAATCTTTCTTGCATAATCTTTTCTATTTCTGCTTTTGTTTTAGCTTCCTCTACTTGTTTTTGTTTAACAAGTTCTTCTTTCTGCTTTTCTTCTTCTTGAAGTTTCTTTTCGTATTTTTTTCTTTCAGCCATAACTCTAGATTCAATTATGTTATTTAATTGATCTTGTGTGAAAGTTTTTGTTTCTGTATTTGTTTCCGTAGCTTCTTGTTTTACTTCTGCGTTCTCATTTTGAGTTTGAGCAACTTTATTTTCTTCAGACATTTATACTCCTTATTCTATTATTAATTCACCGTTATCGTCATACCAATCTGGGTTGACGTAACTCCACTGATGACGACAATTATACCCACCTCGAACAATTAAAGGATCGCCAGATTTTTTACCCGACCAACTTTTTCTTCTCCAAAGTTCCTTGACTTCATCAATCGTAAATAGTCCTGATTTTCTTTTATCATATCTTCCGTTTCTGACAAGTGCGCAATGTTCTCTAGTTGTAGAGATAATACTGCCAAAATATTTAAGCATTTTAAGACCCGCTTGATCAGATTTAAAAGCGTTTAATTCAGCGTCAAATTCTCTTAAAGTGTCGTTTAATAGCTGTCCTGAATACTTTTTCATGTTTTCTCCAGCACGATCACTAGCGTATTGCGATTGTAAGATTGATACATTTTTGTCTATTTTAGTTTTGAGAGCCTTTGCCGTAGCAGTTCTTTTATCTAAACCTCTGTATTTAATTTCGTCTAATTTGATTTGTTCTACCAATGTTCTAATCTCTTTTTGATCTGCTCTATGGTATATTCCGTTAATAGATTTTCTTAATTCAAATTCTAGTTCTGTTGGACTGTTTCCAAGTAAAGTATATTGATAAACTTTCTGGTTTAGTGTTCTAGTGAAAGTATTTGATATATCTTTAAACTGTGTGAAAGATTGTTTTTTTAAGTTTTGAATTAAAGTTAAATCAGCTTGTGTTAGTTGTTGAAACTCTGTAGGAATATTTCCAATTCTTTTAAAAGCTTTTTCAACTCTTTTAGCTTGTTTGTTAAAACCTTCTCTAACAACTTTATCTGCCCAAGGTAAATATTCTTGGTCTAAAACTTTTCTTATTTCTGGTTGGAAATTAACTGCTGATTTTAAATTAAATAATTTGTTACCCTCTGTAGGTAATTTAGTATTAACAAGATTAGCAACTTGTCTTTCGATCTTATCTAAAGTTTCTATTAATTGTTCATAATATTCAGCTTCAGCAATTTCAACTTGCCTTATACGGTAGTTTGCAACATTTTCTATTAAGTCCGCCATTCATTAAATTTCTTCTTCTTCTACTTCTTCTTCAACTTGTGGTGCTTGAACTTCATCTTGTGTGAACTGTCCTACTTCAGCTTGTGTATCAATTTCTTCAAAAATAATTCCAAGTTTTTCATCATTATCAACAACTGATCTTGCAATTTCTTTATCAATTTCTTTTTGTAAAGTTGGAGATGGAACGTTAACTGATTTAGCTTGTTGATAGAAAATTAAATCTGATGCGTAATCTCTAATGTTGAAACTATCTGGGTAATCTATCTCTCCATCGAATTCTCTATTTTGAAACTCTGCAAATAATTTAAATAATTGTTCTTCAGCGAGTTGCATGTAATCTGCTTTTTCAGAAAGTCTTGCGTTAAGTAATTCAAATTCTGTTTGAAGTGCTATACCAGATGAAACTTGTGTTTTAGTATTTCTTACTGCACCTATGTGTGAAATTCTGTTTATAGCTTCAACTTTAGTTTTAACTGATTCCATAATAGCCTGAAGTGATTGACCAGATGGTTGAAGTAAATATGGTTTTAGATTTGAATCCATTTCTTCTGGCATTTCAATAATAGCACCAGCACCCGCAGAAGCATTAACTCCTGGAGTTTTAACTAATGACGGGTGGTTAGTTAATCTGATAAGTTGTTCTATTTCTGAATACTCATTGTAAATAGCTTTTTGAAGATCAGCAATATCTGTAAGATCGCTTTGACCAATTCCTCTTTTGTGAGATTTGGAATTGTACAAAATAACTGCGGGTATTTTGCCTAAGCGATTAGGAACAGTATCTATTGTAGTTGGCTCGTCATAGTTTGCTTTTTGATAAACAGTTTCTATAACATCTGGCTTCCATATTCTAAAATATGTACCACCATCTCTATCTACTTCTTCTCTAACTTTTAAATAGTTTAAAACATACTTGCCATTTATTTGTCTTTCAAAATTCCAATCAAAAACATTTTCAGGAGTTACGATTGTAAC